GCAGGGTCGGCGTACCCGACTTGGGTGCGGCGGCTGCCTGAACGGGCTCGGGTTCGGGCTCGGGCTCGGGGTCCTCACCATCGGGTTCATCACCCTCGGGTTCGGGTTCGGGCTCAGGCTCAACAACCGGCTCCGCATCGGGTTCAGCAGCAGGCGTTTCGGGGGTAGCGGGTTCCTCAACATCCGAGGGGGCGTCGTCGCCCGTAAATACGTCTTGAAGGCCGGCATCGACCTTCGAGACAAGGGCAGCCCGATCCTCGGCGTTCTGAACCGGAATCACTACCTTTTGCCCGTCCTGTGCTTCAACCGACTTTGTGGGGGTTGGCATAAAAATCTCCATTGACCTGTGGCCGCTGAGGAAGCGGGGTCAGAGGTCTGCCTTATTCTATACTACCACACTAACGGGTTTTTGTCAAGCTAATTTCCCTCTTGAAATCCAGTTGCCTTGAGAATCGCCATCTTCTCATGCCGGCTGTGAGCAACCGGAACCATCAGATCATTAAACTTCACATCGGGCAGCTTTCGACGAAGCTCGGCGACTTCCTCGGTCGAAATCGGGGCCACAGAATACATCTCAATCGGCCTATGAAATTCCTGCATCGGGGTGTTTGTACCCTCGGCCACAATATCGCGGGCCATAATTGCATGACATTTAGGGCAGTCCGTGGCGTCGTCCCGTTTGGAAATCGGCCGAACCGCACTGTCCTGATGCCCACAACTCGTACAAATAAAGCAGTATAGGGGCATTAGTAACCTCCCTTATTTGGTAATTCGGCCTGGCCTTGACCGGCCACGCCAGTTTGGATTGGCTGCTGCACTCCCGGCCTCGCGGGCGTAGCCGCCCCGACCTGGGGAGGCTGCCCGTTCTGTGCCATACCCTGCGGGCTCAGAGTCCCCTTCGAGCCTTCCAGGCCCGGCGTTTTCATCATCAACTGAGCCATCTGCATCTGGAAGTTCGGATCGAAGAAAACTTCGTCCATCCACTCGATATCTGCTTCTTTCGCCATGCGAATAACAAACGCCGCGAAACTGAACGGAACCCCCATCTGAATGCACACCTGAGCGGCCGTAGCCGCAGCCGGAATGATCTTCACGGCGAAATCCATAGCCCTCGCCAACTTCATCGCCGGATCAAGCCGGCTCATCGACTTCATTTGAATATCAATATTGTAATCCAGGAAATCCCCCCGCCGGGCTTCGGGTGTGAGCATTACCTGAACTTCCTGCATCTGCGGAGGTTGTACCATCATCGGCCCGTTAGGTGTCATAGAGAACTGAGCCGGCACCTGAATCCGTTTAATTAAAGGAAGCTGGATCAGGGGATCGGTGTGGAGATACCAGGCCCGTTTTCGGGCCTCGCACGTCGCGGCCTTATACACCAGGCCCCGCAAGTCCTCGATCCGAACGCTGCCACCCGCACTCAACAGTTGAGCTTCGGTAGCCGTATTGGCATTTGAATTCAACCCACCAAGGGCCTCGATATTACTGGACATGCGATTAAACCACATATCCAATTGGGCCAGATATCCCTCGTTTGAGCGGTTTTGCCCACCAAAGGAGAAAGTCTTGACACCCTCCGGGTCCTCCATCGCAATCGCTTCACCGTCCTGGGCATCCAGGACTTCCTGAGCATCGTCAGCAGACGCCCGCCGATACCCGAGAATATCCTTCTGCCGATCAGCCTGATCCGCGATCTTTTTAGCTGTGCGATTCGCCAGGATGTGAAGATCGTGCCAAATGCCCACGGGGGCCACAGGAATCGGGTTGTTCGGGACGGGCGGCGTGAGGGCGAGAAACGTGTACGGCCCGGTATCCGGCCCGTAATAATCTGCTACTCGCAGGAAATCGTCCGCAGTGTGACTATTACTACCCGGCACCGTTACCAATGCCTTCGCACTTGGAACCCACAACTCTACCACATCAATGTAATCGTGTATTTTGTCGGCCTGATCCCGGTCAATCGACTCCATCGACAACGATTCGGAACCGTCGTCCAGGTCCGTGCCGCTAGACGGCAACTTCTCCACGAGATCGTTGCGATATAGCCCGGAATCCAGTAGATTTACTCGTGGGACCCTGATCCGATCACCCAGGAACACGGCTTCCTTAAGATTATGCCTACAGGTCGGGTCAAACGTAAAGTTGTCCAGATCGACGATTTCCGTGTATATCGACCCAGGATCGGTAGCCTCATTATCGTCGAAATGAACCACCGAAGACGACTCGCAAAGACCCGTCTTCAGAATACCCATGCAAAACAGGGCATCGACGATCCATCGGCGGAACGTATCCTGAATATCAACGTCTTGGGCGGTCTTGTCCAGGGCCATCCCAAGTAACTCCGCGTATCCCCGATAGGCCAGGAAGTTTGACCCGCAAGCGTGTTTCGGATTGTTCATCACCAGGTTAGGAACCAGGACACTGATCGCCTCAAACGTCTTATTGAGGGGTTCAGTGCCGATCTCGCCCTTAGCCTGATCGTAATATTGGCCCACGTAACTGCGAAGAAACATGAGCCTTGCTGCCCGGAAATTCTTCAGCCGCTTAAAGCCGTTATGCACGGCTTCTTGCAACTTTCGTGGAGTAACCTCAGTAGGCATATTAAACCTCCGTGAATCTGAAATCAAAAGTACGGGTATTCCGGGCCTTCTTGCGGTCGCGGTATTTCTTCATCCGATAGCCAATCGACCGAATAGGAGCAACCGGATCGGTGTGTTTCGCGTTTGGCGATTCATCCAGGGCCACCAGGGTCAGCATATCCGCGATCACGCGGTCGCCGTGGCACTTATTGGCTTCCTCGCTTTCCATCATCAAATCAGCCGGCCCGATACCGCCACCCTCGTAATAAACATAGGTAAGTGCTTCGTTCAGGGCTTCTTCGCTATGATTGATGATGCCGCCGTGGGCATAGGCTCGACGCAGGATACCGAGGATTTCTTCCTTCTTCTCACGATTCGAGTGCCACCCGTACCGTTGGCCCTTGCGTTCAGTGATTACACCAACTGAATGATCGACAAAATAGTTAGGATACTCGTATACCTTCACAACCTGCCGACCAAAATCCCAACCGGGACCGTTGGCCTCCCATATCATCATCGGGCGGCTCGCCCCGCCAATCCACAGCATTGTCGCACAGGCAATCCGGGCCAACTCGTAAGGTGGTGTACCCGCGTCAACCCATTCACCGACCTTTTCCCTATCCTCAACGCATAGAAGCGAGCCCACTGAATTAGACGCTCCCTGACCTTTACTGATATCCCAACCCACAACGTAGTTTTTAGTCTGGTCTAACCGGCCGTTAATGAGATTTGTCCACAACCGAAGCGAACCTTTGGTGTTTTTCTGTGCTTGTACGCGAATTAACTGAGACCGGCCAATAATCCTCGGAATCATGTCGGTAGACACACCCTGCTGAAAATCTACCGATATCCGCAACCTCGGAGGCCGAACAAAAAGGCTTCTATGTAGCTCAATAATGTTGGCTTCAAAGAACGTATCGCCCGATCCGATGTGATCGGCCAACACGTCAATAGCCAATTCCTTCGGCGTTCGGGTTTGTTCCTCTTTGTCGAACCACGGCGAGCGAATCATCCATTTTCCGGTTCCCTCGTCCTGCTGCACATAGCGACCGAGGCCCTTCTCAGGATGATCCCAATACATCAGGGGAAAAACCTTAACCGTCCCGCTCTGCCGCCACTTACTGAACGCCGTCCCGGCCCCGTTCGGCGTAGAGTTCGCCAACCGGCAGGCCGAAACGTCGCGGGTGGACCGCTTAATAGCCTCGCCTTCCTCCATCTTCGCCATTTCGTCGAGCAAAATGGCAGTACGGCGGTCAGAACTGCCGGCCGTGGCATTCGCGGATTCGCCATCAATACGACTTTTCGTGATAACATTCACCAAATGCAGCCGTTTACGCTCATATAGCGGCAACATCCACGCCGGAAGCCAACGGTTTATGTAGTCGTGCTTGCCAAACAGGGTGCCGGGGTCCGACCCGGACTCCCCGCCCTTGCCGTAGGTGTCAACAGCGTCCTCTTTACGAGAGATTTCCAGAAAGTTCCGGTCTGTGCGGAACAACCACTGATGATGCAGTACGACCAGATGATCCCAGGTCGAACCCATATCACGGCTTTTATCCGTCAAGAAGTCATAACCACGGTCTATGGCCTCTTGAATCTCAAGAATATGTTTATCCTGAATTTCCCAGGTCACAAACGGCACATGATTCTCGTGCGGTTCGCAGTTCCGCACCGTGCCGTCAGGCTCGATCATAAATTTTCTGTACGTGAAGACAAAAGAATTACACCAAAACAAGACAGACTTACTACTCGCGGAGTAGAGGGCCTGTTGAAGATCGGTGTCTCTCTCAGCTTCCGCTAGTATCGTCGCCCTCCACGCCAGGTTCGCCCCCGGATTCTTCGGAATCTGAAGACCCGTCACTGGATCGGTCCAGATCGGCGGGTTGTTCGGGAACGGTGACGGCAGCGTGGGCGGCTGAATTGAGCTTTGTGCGAGCAAGATCACTGATCCGATCCGACGCAGTAAGTCCCTGGCGTTCATCCGGCATCGAGAGCGGGACCTTACCCTCAACCCGGTCAAAGATCAAGTTAATAGCCCATGCCTCGGGCCTGTGAACGACTTCCTCGTTTGTTTTCTTATCAATTTCCGCGTACCCGAGTGCCTTTCGCCACAATAGAATAGCGAGGGCTTCGCCCTTCGTTATCACGCGGCCATCGTCGAGCATCGTTTCGGCTTCGGCCGCGATCTCACGCAGATGCAGAGTCAACTGCTTCGAGTTGTAGGGTTTTACACTCATGCCGGTGCCGCCAACCCGTACCTGGCTGCAAGATAAACCTCTAACGCGGTCTGTTCTGTATCAGAGAGAGCCCCAGAATACAGAATTATTTCCACAATATGACCCTTCCAATAAATAGCGGCCCAACGTCCAATTTGCCATGACCCATTGCCGGTAACAGTTCCTACATCGTCCGTTACCCGCAAATGATTACTAACTACCTGAGAGGCCGTTGTACCTGTTGTGGGATACCGAACAATCATCCAGGCGGCTTCGTTCTCAGGAAGGGCCTGCTGTATATTACTAATAGCCTCAGCACCGATAGCAGAAACCCTGTTAACCCCACTACCAAAAGTACAACCGCCCATCTGATATGCCACATTACCGGTAGTCTCATTAGCAAAGACAAACCTATTGAGGGTTGTTCCTTGTTCTTGAAACACGATTCCGCAAGATAGTGGTTTATTAAACTGAGCAAATGAACTTCCCAAAGTTTGGGACTTGGCTGAATCAAATAATAGTGTTGGTTTATTATTAAACGCAGCCACGGACGCCTGCCAAACAGGTTTTTTGGTATCCGTAGTCTGCGTAAAATTATTTCCGTTACCACTTTGATCGGCCCAAGTCGCCACTCGGTCGGACTCGTCCATAGTAACACCCAGGTCAGCCCGCAACCATAACACACAATTAGGAAGGGCGGTTGGATTGAATAAAGTTGTCGCCGAATCTACGTTTGAGAGTGCAGATTCATTCCCATCCTCGTCCACAACCTTCATTGCGAAGTAATACAGCGTGTATAGTGCCAGGCCCGTAACCGTCATTGACTGTTCGGTGCCGGCCTCTAGTGGATCGGGAATCGAACCCGCAACCGGCGTAGCCGCCGCCCAGTTGCCTTCCGTGATCGTCGCAGAACTGCGTCGAATCAAGAAGTGATCGGCTGTGCCGACATTCGCGTCGTCGCCCGTCGTGGTCCAGGTTAGATCAACCGTGGTGTCGCCGGGATTCGACGCGGTGAGATCACTCACGGCGTCGGGTTCAACCTGATCTGGAATCACAGCCTGAACAGAATTACTCACAAACGACCAATTAGGAACCTCGTCAGCCGTTCGGACGGCGAACCAATAAGTTTGATCGTTATCCAGGCCGGTTACTTCAAAAACTTCTGTATTTCCCGCTTTCTGCGGGGCCGGCTCATCCAGGACTTCCGTAGCTTCCGAAAAGTTTTCATCCGTAATGGAACCTGACGTGGAATATCGAACGTCGTATTCCGTAGCCTGGCCGACACTCCCGTTATCACCTGTGGCCGTCCAGGACAGGGTTACGGAAGTTACCCCGATCTCCGTAACAGACAGATCGGCAATCATGGCGGGGACTGATATGTCGCCGCCGGCTTCCATTAGGCCAGAGCCAAGCACGAGAATAAACATTACTTGGAAATATAACCTTCGATGATACAGACCGACCGATTCGTCTGAGCCCCGGAAAACTTCGGGGTAACGCCCTTCGGGCAAACATACCCCACCTTAAAGTTCTTCTCAATACCACCGTTGGCGGCGGCGTTACCGAAGGCTATGTACTTACCGGCAGCAGCCGCGTCGGCCACAAATGCAAAATCACCACCGGATTCAATGGTAAGTATCATATCCTCAATGGTGAGAAACTCATCGTCCGCGAGTGTGCGTACTGTGGTTGTCCCCGACGTATACAGCACAATTGCCGTTAATGTAGACGCATCTCCATCAACGATC